CTCTACGGAGCTGGTGGACTGACTTTTGGTCCCCCAACACGACCTGAGCCATTTTGGGTGGCCAGTGTAAACCAGTCGTATAGTCACACCGATCTGAAGCCAGACGGTAGATTCTTGGACTACTTACGACATCACGGTGAACAACCACCGGAGGCGGCTTATCTTCCTGCTGCTCTTGACCCTGAGAGTATGCTCAACCAGTATCTTGGTGTCCAATGGACCAAGCACACCTTTGATCTGGGACTGTATGATCCTGCAGTCGAGACCTTTCTCTTTGAGTATCTAAAACCCTCGTGCGGTGGGTTTAGGTTTCTCACGTTCCATGAGGCCATCCATGGGAATCTTTCTGAAGGAATAGAACCCATGGCCCGCGACACTTCGTGCGGATTTGGTCTCTCTCGGTTCTTCCGAGACAAAGAGGGCCTGTTCTCTAAGGCCCCCGAGCTCGCGGTAGCCCTCTGCGAGCATGACTGGGAGAATACCTTGAACCCCAGTCAGATTGAAGTTTGGTTCAAGAAGGGTTCGTTGAAAGACGAACTCCGGAAGTTGGAGAAAGTCCTGTCTAAGTCCACGCGTGTCTTCACCGCGAATTCCTTCGTCTACACAGTGAGTGAGAGGAGGCAATTTGGACATATTAGTGCTAAGTTCTTTAGCGCTGCCCGAACGCACAAGTTCTTTGGTGCGATCGGAGAGGACTACTATAACGGAGGATGGGAGCAGATGTTGCGTTGGTTCACCAACAACTACACGCTCATGCGCATTTTTGATACTGACGTCAAAGCGTGGGACAAAGACCACGAGATCTTCTGGCGAATTCTTAATGTGCAGCTGTATATCCGTTTGTGTGCTGATCCTCACGCGCGCGACGTGATGTACTACCACCTCTTCCGATGTCTGCTGACCTTGACGGTGGCCGGATCCCTCGGCCATCTCTTGCAGACGAACGTCGGCTACGACTCTGGTAGCGGCGATACCCCCCTGAACAACTGCTTCAGCAACCTGCGCGTCCATGTTGTGAACTTCAAGAACCTATGTAAGAAGCTCGACATCTCCTTTGATCCTGAAACCTTCGCTAAGCACTATAGAGTGAAGATTTGTGGAGATGACAATGGATGCGCGGTGCACGAGTCATGGCCCCTGTCCCTAGATGACATCGTGCGTGTGTATGCTCAGTTTGGTTGGAGAGCGCTCCCCAATGGTACACACAACGGCCCCAC